AACACAAAAGCCGCCAAAGTAACCCGTTTGGCCTATGGTGGAGAGGTGTCTACAACTAAGGCAAAACGCCCTTTTAACGGTAAGTCCAAACCCGGGACGGCTGTTGCACGAGGCTGCGGTGCAATTCTGTCGGATCGTCGTAAAAGAACAAAAGGTTCGGTGACTCAGGGATGAATTTAGATTTTTACAGCGACCCTACCGAAAAAGCTTTGGTCAACGAGATTATGGGTTGGTCTAAAGCGGCTTTGGAAGAGCCTAGTGTTCATTTCAACGGCCTGCCCCCATGCCCCTTTGCAAAAAAAGCGTGGTTAGAAGACAAGGTTTCGATTCTTTTTAAAAAAGAAGACTCTTATCAGACCCTGTATTCCTGCATTTCTATGTTTGATGACGCGTTTGATCTGGTAATTATTGTTGACTTAAAAAACACAAAAAACCCCGAAGATTTCCATGAATATTTGGACGCTTTAAATCTTAGAATTTCTGAAGGTATGTTTATAGACAAAGACATTTGGTTAATGGGTTTTAACCCGGAAGAAGAGCCGAGCGATTTTGTAGAAGACGTTACTTTTAATTATGACGTTGACGAAGAATATAGCATGATTTTTGTTCAAAGACTTTCTAAGTTACAGGAAGCCGCAAACAGGTTGGACAAAAAGGGATACTATGATAGCTATGACGGTGAATACAACTCTACAGAAATATACTTTAACCGTGAAAAACTGTACAGGAGACTGAAAAATGGCGATGAAACCTAAAAAGATGCGTGGCGGCGGAATGGCTAAAAAGATGCGTGGCGGCGGCATGGTTAAGAAGATGCGCGGCGGCGGCATGGTTAAGAAACTTCGTAGCGGTGGAGCCGTTCGTAAATCTAAAAAGTAGGTTAAAATGGCGTTATCTGGAACAGCGGACTTTGAACTAGACGTTGCAGAGTACATTGAAGAGGCTTTTGAACGGTGTGGTTTAGAGGTCCGAACAGGGTATGATTTAAAGACTGCAAAACGGTCTTTAAATCTCATGCTTGCGGAATGGGCAAACCGCGGTCTAAATCAATGGACTATAAAACAGCGAAGCCTAGCGGTTACGCAAGGCACAGGAAACTATGCGATTGACGCCGACGTTATTGATGTTCTTTCTGTAATAGTTAGGCGGGATAACACCGATTACGCGCTTGACAGGTACAGCCGAGAAGAGTTTTTGACCATTCCAAACAAGACTACTCAAGGTCGCCCTTCTCAGTTCTTTTTAGATCGTCAGATAACACCTAACCTACAGCTTTGGCCTGTACCTGAAAACAGCACCGACATTATTTTTTACGATGCTTTGACTCGGATGCAAGATGCCGACACGTTTATTAACAGTTCGGACATGCCTTTTAGGTTCTACCCCTGTTTAGCGGCGGGTTTAGCTTATTACATTGCTATTAAACGCGCTCCGCAACGGATTCAAATCTTAAAAGCCGCTTATGAAGAAGAGTTTGAGCGCGCTATGACAGAAGACCGTGATAGGGCCTCGTTTAACGTCGTACCTCGGTACGAATACTTTAGGGTTTAACAATGTCGAAGTTCGCCACAGGTAAAAACTCTTACGCAATATCTGATCGGTCCGGTTTTCGGTATCGGTATAAAGATATGCGAAAAGAGTGGAACGGCTTGCTTGTTGGTAGAGATGAGTTTGAGACTAAACAGCCGCAGCTAGGTCCTTTTAGAAAGGTGTCGGATGCTCAAGCATTAAAAGACGCAAGACCTCAACCAGAAAACCCCGAAACGCCGTTTATGGTAATTACCACAAATGGGATCGTTTATTTAGGGGGTGGAAACTGGTCCACTTCTGCTGTGGCTCAAATGCCTTCTGAGTTAGAAACTACTTCAGCACTATCTGGCGGTGTTGGACAAGTAACGGTGCTTATAACATGAGTTTTACATACGATGAGCTAAAACAGGCTATTCAAGATTACACTGAAAACTCAGAGACGACTTTTGTAAACAACCTTCCGTTGTTCATTAGGGCTTCGGAGGAGCGTGTTTTAAAAAACGTTCAGTTAGACCTGTTTAGAAGAAATCAAACAGCGACATTAACTGCGGCAAATCCGTATTTAAACTGCCCCAGCGACTTTTTAGCGCCGTTTTCCCTCAGTTACACTTTGAACGGTTCCAAGGCGTTTATCGAATACAAAGATGTTTCGTTTATTCAAACATACACGCCTAATACAGCTACGCAGGGTGTTCCTCAGTATTATGCGCAGTTTGATGTAGAAAACTTTATCGTTGCCCCGACTCCGGACGTAAATTACGCTGTAGAGTTGCATTATCTGTATCGACCAGCAAGCTTAACCGCCGGATCAGGTTCGGGCACCACTTGGCTAAGTGTAAACGGAGATTTAGCCCTTTTATATGGCGCGTTAGTAGAAGCGTACATATTTATGAAAGGCGAGCAAGACGTTATGCAGCAATACAATCAAAGGTTTACAGAGTCTATAAGTTCCTTAAAAATGTTGGGCGAAGCAAAAGAGACCACTCAGGAATATCGAGTCGGCAAGGTAATAAGGGCTAAACAGTAATGTTTAAGATAGATGTTAGCATACCGGAAGAGCCGTTCTTGACGGTGAAGACTACAGAAAACCGGGGGTTTACCCCTGACGAAGTTGCTGAACGCTGTGTTGAAAAGCTGATTAGTGTGTCTGACGGGGCTCACCCTGCAATACGCGACCAAGCCAAGGCGTTTCAAAGACACATGGAAAAGGTCGTTGCATTCTATATGAGAGAAGCTATTCGCAGTGACCGCACAACTGTGTATAATGCCCTAAGAGAAGCTGGGCACCCTGAACTGGCTGACGCAATAAGGAGACTTTAAAATGGCGATCACACAAGCAATGTGTACGTCTTTCAAGACAGAATTACTTGAAGGCAAGCACGACTTTACCAACGGACAAGACACCTACAAGCTGGCACTTTTTACAAGTGCTGCTACGCTTGATGCAACCACGACCGATTACTCGACTACGAACGAAGTGACGGGTACGGGTTATACCGCAGGCGGCGGCACCTTAGTAAATGTAACACCAACATCTTCTGGTACAACGGCGTTTACTGATTTTAACGACCTGACTTTCTCAGCGTCTACAATTACAGCAAACGGCGCTATGATCTACAACACTCAGACGGGTGGTGGTAGTGGCACGACAGATGCTGTTGTTATTTTGGCGTTTGGTTCGGATAAGACTTCGACAAACGGTGATTTCACTATTCAGTTTCCAACTGCCGACGCGACGAACGCCATCATCCGTATAGCCTAAGAGGTAACTCCTTATGGCGGCAATTACTGGATGGGGCAGAGGAACTTGGTCTCAAGGCCCTTGGGACGCACCTATTCCGGTCATTGTTACGGGAGAGGCCGCTACGGGTGCGGTTGGGTCTGTCACGGTTATTGGTGTTGCGAACGTCCCAGTTGTCGGGCTTGCTGGCACGGGCGGCGTTGGTTCCGTTGTTGTCACAGCAGATGCTAACGTCAATGTAACTGGAGAGACCGCCACTGGCGGCGTTGGTTCTGTTGTTGTCACAGCAGACGCGGTTGTTGAACCTACAGGTCTTGCTGGCACTGGCGGCGTTGGTTCTGTTACAGTTGTTGCCGACGCACTTGTTCAACCCACAGGCGTTGCTGCAACAGGAAATGTTGGTTCTGTCACGGTTGTTGCCGAGGCTAATATATCCGTCACAGGTCTTGCGGCAACTGGAGAGATTGGCTCGGTTGTTGTAGAGGCTGAAGCAAATGTCCCGGTTTCTGGCTTGGTTGGCACTGGCGGCGTTGGTTCTGTCACGGTTGTTGCCAAGGCTCTTGTTCAACCTACAGGCATACAAGCGGCGGGTGGAGTTGGCACGGTTGTAGTCACTTCTGATGCGGTTGTATTCCCAACAGGCATTGAGGCCGAGGGCGAGCTTGGCGATGTTGAAGTCGGCATTCGTGTCATTGTTCCAGTAACAGGCTTGGAAAGTACAGGAAATGTTGGTAGTGTAGTTGTAGTCGCTGATGCTAATATCTCAGTAACGGGCCTAAGCGCGACAGGCGAACTCGAAAGCATATTTGTTTGGAGCGAGATAGACCCAAATCAAAACCCCAACTGGACCGGAGTTTCTCCGTCACAGTCACCCAGTTGGACAGAAGAAACGCCGAACCAAAGTCCCGGTTGGACAGACATAGCGGCATAGGAGAAGTAGATGCCTAGTACATACACACCTGCCAACGGCATTGAGCTTATCGCTACTGGCGAGCAGTCTGGTGCGTGGGGCGATACAACAAACATTAACCTTCAGATTGTTGACCGCGTCCTTACGGGTGTCGGCACGATAACGCTTTCTGGAACCACGCACACGCTTACCACCACGGATGGAACACTATCTGACGGTATGTATAAAGTTTTGGTTCTTAGCGGCTCGCCGTCTGGCACGAACACTATTACGATCTCTCCTAACGACGCTCAAAAAGTTTACCTTGTGTACAACAACTCCGGCCAGTCTGCGATATTTACACAAGGTTCTGGGTCAAATGTCACGATAGCTAACGGCGACACCAAGTTAATTTACACAGATGGTGTAGGCTCGGGGGCTTCGGTTTTTGATTTCTCGGCTAATTTGGCAATGTCCTCTGTAAACATTACTGGCGGTTCGGTTACGGGTATTACAGACTTGGCAGTAGCGGATGGCGGTACGGGTGCTTCGACTGTTTCAGGGGCACAAACAAATCTAGAAGTTGACCCGGCTGGCACAGCCGTGGCTCTGGCAATTGCGTTGGGTTAGGATAGACAATGGCAAATACGTTTAAAAGAAAACTCTCTCGGGCTATAGGCACTTCGCTTACGGCGGTAGGAAGCTACACGGTTCCAAGTTCCACATCGACCACGGTCATTGGCTTAGTGGTTTCGAACATAACCGCGTCTCAAGTTTTGATTACGGCGACGGTTAACGACGGATCGAACGACACGAACCTTATTAAGGACGCCCCGGTGCCCAGCGGCGGTGCGATTGTTATTGTTGGTGGCGATCAAAAAGTTGTTCTTGAGACTTTGGATAGTGTTAAAGTAAAATCAGACACGGCTTCTTCTGTTGACGTAGTGATGAGCATTCTGGAGATCACCTAATGGCATATATCGGGAACCCCCCAGCGGAAGCGTACACGAACACCGTGAAGGATAGCTTTAACGGCGACGGTTCCACAGTAGCCTTTACCATGTCTCAACCCAGCGTCACGAACGATGTTCGAGTTGTTGTTGAGAACGTGATCCAAGACCCGACGGTCGCGTACAGTTGTTCGGGAACTACTCTTACGTTTACGTCAGCGCCTCCGAGTGGCACGAACAACATCTACGTTGTGCACTTGGGTCCTGCTGTTATGACGACGGTTCCTCCGAGCGAGATTGCGAGTGCGACTACGTTTGCGTCGGCTGTCACGGTTCAAGGTGCGTTCACCTCACCGGGCATTGATGATAACGCTACGTCTACTGCTATGACACTGAATAGCAGCAATAATATCGGGATTGGCACAAGTTCGCCAATGGTTGCACTCAACGTGCATGACAGCACTAATGCACGAATTGCACTGACAAACTCTAGCACAGGTCAGACATTCCCAGATGGATTTGAGTTACTTGCGACAGGCTTAGATGCTTATGTTCAAAACCGTAGTAATGGTAATATGATATTTACCACCAATAACACAGAACGTATGCGTATTCTTGCGGGTGGCGGCATTACGTTCAACGGCGATACGGCAGCGGCG